CCTTGTCCTTCTTTACCATTAGAACCTAATCCAGATGCTCCAAATCCACCTAATGCACGAACATAAGCCTTAGCGATGTTTTGTGAAACGTAAATTCTCAATCCTTCGTTTGTGTACAAAGATGCAGGAATAGCGTCTACAATTTTCCCTAACTCTGTAATAACGTTTGATGCATCAACTGTTGTTCCTGTTACTTCGTTTGCTGATGGTAACGCTGCGTCTGCTGCTAATAATGTAGCGAATCCGTTAAACTCTCCTGCGTTAGCTGTAACACCTCTCCAGATATTAGTTTCGTTTTTTGCTGCTACTTTTGCTGCTACGTGACCGATTAAGAAATCAGCAAATGTTTTAGGCAAAGTATCAAATGCAGAATAACCCATAGAGATAGCTTCCCAATCTGAACGGAAATCTTTTTTACACAATTGTAAGTTCACTTGGAACTCCTCTGGTTGTAAAATTCTTTCTGTTAAAGTAATCGTAGATGTAGCATCAAAATCACAAGTTGCGTTTTTCAATACGTCATCAGTTGAAATTCTTTTAAGAACTTCTTTAAATTTAACATTAGGCTTAACTGTGATACCTTGTTTGTCAATTGTGTTAGCAGTCAATAATGCTGCTGCTACGTACTTACCTGCGAACTCTCCAGCGTAAGTTGTTGTAATACTTGTTGTTGTTGACATTTCTTTTTATTTTTAATTATGAATTAATTTTACTCATTACTCGGTCAAGTGTTGACATCTCACGATTTTGTCCGTACTTGAAATTTACTTTTGTAGCTTCTACTTCTGGATTGTAGTTAATAGGATTTACTACCTCTAATTCTACTTTCTCCTCTACTACTTCTTTTGTTTCTAATTGTGCTTTAAGTGCTACCACTTCAGCTTTTAATGCTTCAAATTCTTCAGCAGAGAAACGTGTTTCTTTACTTACTGATTCGATAATGCTTTTAGGCGTTTTAACCTCTGCTTCTGCTTCAACTGGTACTTCTTCTTCAGGTGCTTCTTCAACTACTTCTTCTTCAGCAGCAGCTTCCATATAAGATGCGATAATACCTTCAACTTCTACAGTTAACATAAAACCGTTTTCCATTTTGTACTCGCCAATTGGCAATGGGATTTTTTGCTCATCTTCTGTTACGATAAACACTTCTTGTTCTGCTTCAAATGAATCTGCCTCTAGAATAGTTACACCATCCTCTAACATCATTTGTTCTAAGTTCACTTCCATACCTAAAAGCGATTTGATTTGATTAATTACGTTATTTTTCATTTATGTGTTTTTTATAAAAACTTATTAATATTTGTTTTGTTGCCTTTTTAGTTTTCACGTACCATTGTACGCACTTCGTTCACGTTGTTTACAATAGATATTCCTTGCGAATTTTCACTACCTATTCCTTGCGCTTGTAGGCTACCATCACAACACTCTTTGCTGTAAGAACCATCTTCGCATAAGCAACCTTTGTTACCACCCTTTGGAGATATTTCGCTTGTCGTTTTAAAAAAATCTTTTAATCCCATTTTATACTTGTTTTAAAATTTCTACTATTTTATTTATTAACTCTTGTTCTTCTTGCTCTTGTAAACTCATTTCTAATTTGTCCGCAAAATAACCCTCAATTGAAAATCCTTTAACCTTACCATCTTTTACATCTTTCCATACATCGTCGTTGTTTACTTTCATTGAAATCATCCAAGTTCCAACTGGTAAATCAAAGTTATATAATCGGCTTTTATCCGTTTTGCTATCTTCAATTATCCAACTTTCTACAACTGATAAACCTTTTAACTTTTGGTCGTGTTCGTACGTTGCGTTATTTTGGTTTGAGTTCATTAAGAATAACTCCGATGCTTGGCGTACCGTATCTTTAGAAAAGAAAATGTAATACTCCTCTTTCTCGTTACGTCTGAATATTTGCTTGTCTGGAATTAAAGCCGCACCCATTAAAATACGCTTCTCGGCATCTACTTCTTTAAGTTCTATTTCGTGTTTGTTTAAAGCTATAAAGTTTTCTTCTATTGCAGGAGAATGAACTACAGATACAGCGTCAATACCTGATAGCTTGTCTTTATTGTCGATTACTAATTCAACTATTTTCATACTTTAATAATTTATTTTTTTGGTTTTTGTTGCATTTTTAAAATAATTAACTATCTTTGCTTCGTGTTCATAACATAATTATCAATGTTTAGGTTATTAGGTAAGTAGATAGGCAGTCGGGCGTGGCTGCTTATTTAGTTTTACCCAATCGTTGCATTATTAACTATGTTCCTGTCTAAACTTTGTGCGCTTGATACCTCCCCACTAACTACATACGCTTTAATTGGATTGCTTGATAGTTGCGCTAATTGGTTAGCTCCCCCTGCTCCTACTACGTTAAAATTGGCTGCTTGTACGTTTGGAACGCTTGGCGCACCGCCACCGCCACCGCCACCGCCTGCTCCTTCATCAAATTTAGTTGACGCAATTTTAGATATATTTGCAAGACCTGCTGCTACTACTGCTGCTGCAAATACCGCACCAAGTATTGGATTTCCTGCTGATGTGAATGCTGTTGTAGCACCTTTGAATGTGTCAATTGTTGCTGTAGCTATGTTAACTGCCTTTTGTACTTCAAACGCTTTCTTTTGTTGTGCTTTAGATTTACCTGCAAATAAAACCGCTAAATCTCCAATAGCTGTTAAACCAGCTTTTGCTGCATCAAATAATTCGTCTCTATGCTTTTTCTTTCTTTCCTTTTCTTTTTGCTCTGCTGCTATATCTAAATCCTCTTTTTCTTTTCTGTACTTACCCTGTATAGCTGCAATTTCAGTTTTTTGCTTTTCTTCTAATGCTTTCTCTAATTCAGCGTTACCATTTGCAATGGCAAACTTAGCGTCATAACTTGCTACTAAATCTGCTATCTCTTTATCTTGACCTGTTAAAGTTGCTTCTTGTAATAACTTAAATTGTTGGTCTTCTAATTGTATTCTTTGTGCGTTTAACTCTTGTTGTTTTTTTAAGTTTTCAGCATCGTATTTATCATTGATTTTTTTAATCTCTGCATTCTTTGCTTCAGTTAATTTAGTAGTGTCTTTTTTATATTTTTCAGCTACTTTAAATTCTTCCTCGTATTTACGATTAATATTTAATAAATCTAAATTTTGCTGGGTTAGTAAACTATCTGAATATGCACGCTCTAAATCTGCTATCTTTTTTAAGCCATCTTCTTTTATTTTGTTGGCTTCTTTTGTTTTTTCATTCTTTATTTTTGCTGCTTCTTTTGCTGCATCTACTGCTTCTTTTTGGTCTGCTATCTCTTGTCGATTCAGCATTTTACGTTGCTTGTTCAACTTAATACCAGTCATTGCATTTTCTGTTTCAGCTTCATTTAAAGCAATTGTTAAATCTCTTAACTCCTGCTTCATTTTCTTTTCAGCTTCTCCCCCCATTGCTTTGGCTTTCTCTTGTGCTATACGCAAATCAGCCGCTGCAATTCTCAACTTCTCTTTTGATGATGCTTTTTCTGCTTTAGTTACTTCATCTAATGCTTTCTTTTTATCTTTTAAACTTGCCGTTTCATCCGTTAATATTTCACGTGATTGAACAAGTAATTTATCCGTTTCAGATTGTGTAACCGCTTGATTTTTTCGTGCCTTATTTATGGCTTGTTGTTGCTTTTCTAAACCATAAAATATTTTAGCAGTTGTACCTGTTACTGCATTACCTAATTGATTGAATGATTCTGCAGCTTCTTTATTGGCTGCTTTCATTGCCTTACTTGCACCATCAAAATCTAAAGTAATAAACTTAATTGCTGCGTCTGCTACGTGCATAAAAGCTCTTGCTAATCCAAAAATAGCATCTTTAATTTGTTTACCTGTAGCGGAAATTCCTGCCCACATTGCTTCAAGTTCTTTGCCACCTTTTACAGAACTTTGGAACGCTTCGTATAAAAACTTAACCGATAAAACAATAGCAGCAATAATTGCACCAATTGGATTGGCTACTAATTGCCATAACTTAGTTAATAAACCATTACCTGCAGCAGTAGCCGAATTTAAGCCTGGCACTAATGCCATTACAGATGATTTAATTTGATTTAATCCTCCTGCTGCGCCACCTAATTCTCCAGTCTTTTCTCCTAATCCTGCAGTTGCTGTTGTGGCATCTTTAATGTTAGCAGTTAATCCTTTTGTATCTTTAGATACTTGGTCTATGTTAGTGTTAACTTTAAGATTTATAACTTTATTCTCCGCCATTTTTGTATTTTTTAGATGTCATTTCTCTTGTGTTAACTTTAAAGCTATCTTTAAATCCTTTAGGAATTTTGTACTTTCCTTTTGCTATATCTATATTCTCAGAAACTCCGTAGAAGTCTGATATTTTAAGCATTGCTATAATTTGTTTTATCATTTTGGTACGTATGAACTTAAGTTTCTAAAATCTGATATTAATTGAAATGTAACATCCCCACTTGTTAAATCTATTTGCATCGTGTTTATTATATATCGCTTATCTCTTATTACTAACCTATCATTTAGCTTTATGTTGCTTAAAATTGATACCGGTAAGTTTGCCTTAATAGTAACTAATCGTGCTTTTGGATTGTATAAATTCGATAAGTAATCAAAGTAATAAACGTTTACAATTGAGTTAGCTATGTTTTCATTTAGTAATGTAGACTGGTCTGCTCCAAAATTTAAAGAATACTTTACAGACCCTACTATTGCATCCTGCCCAAATGGAATGTATGTTAAAACGTGGTTTGTACTTGTGCCATTGTTAAAATGAAACGAACAACTTAACTTGTTATACTTGTAAAGAAGTATTGGTTTAGGTATGTAAGGTTTATAATCTGGTGCTTTGGTTAAACAATATCCTACTTGTATGTTAGTACTTGTGAACTTATTAAAGTTTAGATTTTCAAAAGGTAGTTTAATAATGTAATCGCCACCATCTATGTTATACACGTTGCTTAAATCTCCGTATTCACGTGCGTATAAATCAAAGAACTTTCTATTTATCAATGATTCTGACTTTTCGTGTTCAAATGAAATCTTTTTAAACAATGGCATCCTATCAATAGATGCTTCATTCTTATCTGTGTACTTTGTAATATCTCTTACACTTCCTGCGCTGTACCAATCCTCTAAAGGTAGAATAGTAAAACTACTTGCACTTGTTGGAACGCACGTTAAATTAAACTGATTCAATACACCACTAAAGAAATCCGAAATTTTCATATCAGGCATATTAGATGATATATCTAAATTACCGATTAACGTTTGGCTATTACCTGTGCAAGTATTTGTGTTTTGTACTGGTGTGCTTCCTATTGTAATATTATGGTATAAGTTTGTTTCTGAAGTAAACGCCATTAAAGCCCTTGCTTTTATTTTTAGTTCAATGGTCTTGTTTAATCCTGTTGAATTAGGAACGAAATACAATTGATAAAAGTCTGAACCTACTCCTTCCGTTGTACTTACTAAAACTCCATTTTCCCACACCTCAATAAAGTATGGTATTGCAGTTGATGAAGTAGTTATAGTAGTGTTAATTTGCCACAAGCCCTCGTCAACTGCTCCAGCGTTCAATGCGTCTGCTGAATAGAATAAGTTTATACTATTGTTAGTCGTGTTAAAAAAAGGTACTCCGGCTACGTTTGTACTTTCTGTTAGCGTTACGGTATCTAAATTTATAAGTTGTTTGTTTGTGAAAAATTCAAATGTTTCTTTATTCTTTAAGTATAGAAAACAATCCGTAAATCTTTTGTTCGTTAAAAAACTACCTGTAAAATCAATACTATATTTGTTCTCGATAGCATCGAATATTTTAGGAACACGCAATGCAGGAAATAACTCTTGAAAGTGTATATGTCCTGATGTATGGTCAATATCCTGCGATGGCGTTCCACTATTATATTGCCATAATCTACTACTTGAAATCAAAGGATAGCGCAAATCGTAATCTACCGAATCCGAACTAATACGAGTCTGTACGTTTGCACCTGTGTATAAATGGCTGTAAGCTGAACAATCTAAAGATGCTAACTTGTCCTCTCCAAACAAATCTTTTAACGTAACCAAATCGCCATAAAAAGTGATTGTATAATTATCTACTTGTCCGTTCTTTAATTGTGCTTTCTCTAATTGTATTTTACCAGTTCTAAACGGTATTAAATCTATTTCGATATACGCAGTTCTACGTATGTTATAATCTAATGTAGAATCAACTTCATTTGCGTAGAAGTGTTGAAATATTTTATTGTTGTTTACTGATGCCGGTATAGTAAAACTTTGCGAGAAATCCGTGTACGTTTTAGATATATCGCTAATGTTTTGAACGCTTGAATTGATGGTTATCTTTTCATCGTTAAATAGTTCTATTCGCTGCCCTTCGATATATATTTCTACTTGTCTATTCATTACTTCGTATTATTAATAATATCGTATGCGTACTCAAACTCTAATTGGTAGTTAATCATTTTAGTATTAATCTGCTTTTGCTTTTCAATACCTTTAGTTTTCATCTTTGCAGGTTTTCCATCTACTAAAATACGTTCACTTAATAATATTTGTTGTATCGTTTCTGCGTAGTCATCGTTTACCCAACCAGAGTTAACTTTAATGCTTTCAGTTCCGTTTACGTTAAATACTTTTCTGCTACCTACGTTTACATCGTAGTTTACATTTGCACTTAACATATTATATTCTGCTCCTGATGTTTCAATGCTGTTTGAAGATGCTTTAAAAAACCAAGCCTTTTGCCAAGCACCACACTTATTCACAAAGTCAATAGTAATTACATCGTACTTACATTCTTCAATTGGAATAAACTTAATACCATTTAAAACAGTTGCATTAATTATAGATACGGTTACACCATTTCCTGCATCAGATATTTCAGATACTATTGGAATATTGTAAACTCCTGTAGTGCTTATTAAAGTTGTGTTAACGCTTGTGTCTGCATTAGTCCATTTAATTGTACTCGGTGCTGTAATGTATGCTCTAAACGAAGCAATTGGTATTGTTAAATTATCATTGTAAAAGTAATGCGTTGAATTATCCGGTAAACTAAAATCTCCATTATAAGGATTATACCCTTGACTAAAATAACCATAACCATCGTATGCTACATAATCTGTAGTAGTTAAAAGTGTTGCAGTATTCTTATATCGTTTTATTCTTACATTACACCATTGGTTAGTATTTGTTAATTCTACCGTATTGTACAAAACAAGTGGTGCATCAAAGTTTATAAACTCACGAACAAATGGCGAAACATCGTATGTTGTTTTTAAGTTCGTTGCACTTGGTACATTCTTACTTAAAGTATATGTTGGTGTTGCAGGTGCTGAACCTGTACCATTCCAAATAAATAACTCTACTTTACTTGATGTTTGCGCTGCTTCGTTTATCTCTACTATGAAAGGAGAACGTGCGTTTATGTTTAAAACTGCTGGCATATCTATTTAATTAAAATTGTTTTATTCATTATTTCTTCTACATCTAATGCGAAGGCTTGTATTGTTTCTTCAGGTAAGTTTTTAAATGCTGCTTCAAATGGTTTAGTAAAAAAAAGACTTGGCTTAATTCCTTTGTTGAATACTGAACGTGCAATTAAAAAACCTAAACTTTTATAGCTTATAAATCTACCGTTTGCGCCACGTGGTTTGATTCCTTTCTTCTTCGCCCACTCCTCAAATGGTTTGCTTGGTGGTCGCTTATTCTTGAAACTAAACTTTGTATCGTATTTCTTTTGCTTACCACTTACCCCCTTGTCTTGAAACGTTCCGTATTGATTCATTCCAAACTCTAAAAAGATCGAATTAGGCATTGCCTTTACTTCTCCATAGATTGAGTTATAAAGTCCTTTAGATGCGTTCTTTTGCTTGTTGGTTAAGTTCTTTCTTGATTCCTTAACTACGTGCAACCTAAACCTATTTAATACCTTTTGAGTTTGTTTAATGTTTAACATATACTCATTTCGTTTGGTACTAATACATCAAAGGTCATAGTCCAACCTGCTAAAAAGTTTTCAAATCGTTCTGTAAATGGTTCGCACGTTCCTGTTCCATCTACTTGATATAAATTATCAAATAAGTCCCCACGCTTTGCAGATTCATATACACGTTGGCAAACTATTAACTGTTGGTTTAATACGTCTTGTACGTTATCGTTGCCTATGTATTCATTTGGCGCATCTTCTTTGTTTATATCTACTATATCCATTGCTACAATAGAAAAATTAAAACGTGTTTGGTTATTCTCAAACGTTGCGTTGTTAACGATAATATGCGACAAAGGGAATATAGTTTGTTTGGCTAAATCCACATCGTATATATCGCCTTGCGTTACCGTGTTAACAAATGGTATCGTTTCAAGTTCCGCCTTGATTGTGTCTATTAAGTTGTAAAATCCTTTCATCGTTTCATTATTCTATCAATTTTCCTTTGTTCTATTTCTTGCTTCTCTTTTTCAAATGTAAGTAGCGTTAAACATTTAGTAAGTGGTTGCCTGGTAACTTCATTGAATCGTGTAACATCTCCTTGAGCGAGTGCATATATGCTTGAATACCATCCCCACCGTTTTCCAAATTGAGTTGTTTCGCTAAAGTCGCTTTCTGCTTCTTGCTCATCGTTTTCTCTAAATAGTCCATCGTAGCTTGTAGTAATTCTTTTCCTAAATTCCAAAAAAAAACCTGCGCACCTAACGCAATTGATATTGGAGCAAATTCCATAACCTCTGCAAAGTTCGCACTTGATTCATACGATTGTATATCGTATCTGTTCTTCTGCTCTCTAACTATTGGTCTATACATAACCGCCATTGCTTTATTCATTGTATCAAATGAAGATAAGTTAGCTTCTAAATCTACGTACTCGCCAAATGATATATCTTCTAAGTTCGGAATAAAACCAAACTCTACACCGCCTAATGTAAACCTTTTAACAAACTCGTGCTTTGCAGCAAACAAATTATTTAAGTGCTGTACTACGTCAATGATTGAAGAATAAGAAATCTTACTAACTTCCGATAGTTCCATATTGCAAAATATAGATACCATTTTCATAGCAATAAACTCATCGTCTTGGTTATTCGATTGTATTTTAACAAACTCGCTGTATTGTTTAACGGTAATTTCTTCTAATGTACTTGGAACTTTTATTGTAGCTTTCATATTAATATAACCTATTTATGTTTGTTTTGTT